TCTGGAATCACTGTAATTTGAGAGTTCTGTTAGGCCATAGTCTAGCTTCAATAAAATCAACATCTGATTCATTAAGACTGTTGTTGGTTTGTTCAGCAGAAGTAGCAAGAACCCAAAGTGTGAAGCGTTTACCTTGGTTACTACTAAAAAAAAATTGTTTCATTGGACATATCGCTGAGAACAATTAAAATAATTTTGCACACCTTATAGTATGCACTTGCTTATTAAGCATAAAAGGAAGGGATGATCAAGCTCTTGACGTAAAAGTTAAGGGCTTTTTTATTGAGAAAGCTTACCTATTGAACAGCAAAAAAGAATTAGCTAAATTTAAATAGCACATTTTGAATTAAAGGAGGTTGCAAGCTTATTTGTTAAACATTCAACTGGGATTTATTAGATAGGCAGAACCCCTGGGTCGTAGAGGACGCTAGGGGTTTTGTTTTGGTCTAGGATGATATACCTCAACTTCCGATAAGCATTGAGGGCAACTTAGAAAAGCTACATAATCAAAGTCCTCTAAGTGTTCGCAATTAGAATCGCTGCCCCAAATCAATTTGGTTTCACAGTGCCAACAGTTCACTTTTGTTTTTCCCAATGTTTTATCAATAATTCTAATTCTTTAATTCTGGCTTTCGCCATTGCTATCTTTTCCTCCATCCATTTGGGTCACGTCTTGCTGTCAGTGTAGCTATATCCTTTTCAATAGCATTTAAACGATGAAATATTTCACGAATATCCCCTTGCCTTTTACTTGTTTGGTTCGCTAAGACCATTAACGCTCCAGAGACAGCAGCCCCTACGAGTGCTGCAAGTAGTTCTTGAGGCATGTTTTACTGTTTACGCTAATCTTAGACTATTGTTTTTTATTTTTTATGCCCGAACCCAAGCCAGAAAAGAAAAACCCGTTACAAAAACTAAAAGACGGGTTAGAAGATAAAGAGGAACAATTACAAGTTCTATCTACATTTGTAAGATTAGGAGTTGTAGTTTGGAGTGGTTTTATTTTAACTTTAAACTATGTAGAATTACCTGGTTTAGGTAAACAAGAAAGGATCGATCCGACTTTCATAGCAAGCGTTTTTACGGGAGCTTTAGCAAGTTTTGGATTGGAAACTGCAAAGAAGAGAGGCGATGGAACTTACAAGGCTGATGAGGAAAAGAAGAAAGCAGAAGCAGAAGCAGCAGGTTTTAGCAATGGGGTTCCTTATACAATTATCAAGGTCGAAACTCCGATAAAACTTGTACCTGACAAGCCTCGAATTGACCCTGTTTCTGGCAAAGAAATCGATCCTCAAAGTGGGAGGTTGACATGATGGGAGACGATCTCTCGATTGATGCTCGGCAGGAAACTCGTATTGTCTGCCAAGAGATGAAAATCAAACGAGCAGAAGAAAAGATAAACGATTTAGAAGATAGAGTTAGACTCTTAGAGAAAAGAGTATTCCAAGCTGCTGCGCTCGTCAGTGCTGCTCTGGCAGTATTAGGATTACTAGCACAGATTTCAAAAGCCTACTTATGAAACGCTTCCTTCCTTTGTTGTTACTTTTGGCTTCAACCCCTGCTTATTCCAATGTGGTACATAAGCTAACCAGCTCTACAAAACTTATTACTGACGGGGCCTATAGCGTCAGTAGTCGTGGCCCGTCAACATATACAGTTTCAGGTTCTAATATTAAAGTTTCTACTGCAAATGGAAGTGTTTTTGGTGGACTGACTGCACCTACAAGCGTCACTGCGGCTGCGACGATGACGGAGGGGACATACGAAATTCACACTAGCGGGTCTGCCTATAGTTTTAGTGAGTCGTTCCAAGCGGGAGACCCCGTAAATCTTATTAATACTGGCTCGGATGTCAGTAGTGGAATTGTGGCAGATCTAGCAGCTTTCGCCACTACTACAACCTATTCAGGAGGTGTTGCAGGATCTTTAGCTGGAACGACAGTGGCTAATCACACTTCGACCTGTACTGCTGGAGGAGCAGGTACATCCTGTACTAATCAATTTGTAAGTGAAATCCAGCTATTAGACTAGTCATGTACAGGCTTTTCTTACTTTTGTTATTAGTGCAATCACCTGCGCTAAGTGTTCCCGTGGTTCCTAATTTTGCTTCGGGAGTTACAACCAGCAGGACAGAGACTAAAAGTAAGACGGTGGAGACAATTGTAAGCCACGACTACAATACTGGTTACACCTATTCTTTATCAGGGACAGGGCTATCTGCTGATCCAAATAGCCTTATTCCTGATGCAACCACCGTTACAGGTACAACTAATGGAACAAGTTATGTATGGACTGGATTAGATCTTTCTTCTCAATCAAAACCAACAATGAGCTTGACTGTTCCAGGTGCAAGCTTTCAACTGGTAGAAAGTTACAGCGCACCAGGGCTTTCAAATATAACAACAGTTACAAGAGAAACCGAGCAAGAAAGTATTACCGATACGGTTTCATCTTTCAGTCGTTAATTATACTTTTCAATTGCAATCCTGTTAAAGCACAAGGTAATAGTGCTACTGCTGCCCCAGTTGCCACCTCAAGCGGGTCAGTCACCAACCAAGCAATACAAATGTTGACAGGTCCGTTTCCTACCAACACTTATGGAGGGGGTATCTCTTGTCAGGGGCCAGTATTTAATCTTTCTCCATTTATAACTAACTCACATACATTTAATAAACCGAGAGAATATTATTACTCAAGTCCTGTTTACGATCCAACAGACGATGATGATAATGGAGTGCCTGATAATCCTGGCAATATTTTATATTGGAACGATTACAATCGTACTGGACAAAAAGATAATTTTGCTCTTAATTTAGGATTTTCAGCAACATTTAGCGTTCCACTAGATAGAGAATTACAGCGTAGATGTAAGAGAGCAGCTCTAACACAAATCAAATATATGGAACAATTAACTGCCAACAAGATCCTCGACTTTCAATTAAATCGTTTAAAGCACTGCTCAGAACAACGGAAACTAGGAGTTTCATTTGCAAAGAACAGTGCTGCTTATTCAATTTGTTCAGATGTAGTATTTAGTCCTGTTCCAGGTCAGGTGTTGCCTCATAAACATGCAATATCACAATCTGACTCTAAATAATGAACCCCCACGGCATTTAGCCAAGACTAAATACACGCTCTATTCCAATTAAGGTCAACCCGTCACTTTGCGGATGTAGGGGTATATTTATTTTACCTTATTTTTTTAAAGGTGGTAAACCTTTCTTCTCTCTGTAAGTGTTTGTTATATTTTCTTGTCTTGTAGGCTTTACAGGTTTCTTCCCAAGTATCTTCTGCACTTTCTTCATTGCAGTCTTAACTGTCGGTTTGATTGCTTTTAAAATAATATCTGCTAAAGGTTTTGCGAAAATAGCTGAACTCGTTGCAACAACAGCAATTGAAGTAGTAGTAACAACGACACCAGTAGCAGGTAGACCGTTAACAACTTGTGTGACGATTGGTACGTCTTCATAGAGAGTTATACATTTTTGATTAATTAATTGATACCCAGAGATTCTTTGTTTTCCTTCATTGACGAGTTCGCCTGATCGATTTTCTCCAGCAGGAGGGCAATCATTTCTTTTCGGTGGTGCAGGTATCGCTGGTTTGAGTTCTTCTTCTGTCGAATCCTTTTTCTCATTGTTCCTGTTTGGGACAGGTGGTGTTTCTAATGTATTGCCATACGGAGGCATGTCCATAGGCGTGTAATTAGGAAAAGTTTCTCCATTGCAATAAATAAGAACGCCTTCCTTATCATTGCTAACTAAAGACTCACCTGTATTGCCTTTATTGGCATCCTCATGTGCTTCAACACAACCAGGAATATCAACAATAGGAAAGCCCAGCAAAGGCAGAACAGAAGGAGGCGGAGGGACTTCTATCTCTTTTATTTGTATTGGTTCGATATTGATTGTGTTGGCATCCCTGATGCTGATGTCAGGTATTTCGCTCACTTAGCAATCGTTCCAATCAGCAGCAATATCACTTGCAACATTCCCTACTTGCTTTCTGGCTTGTCCAAAGAAAATTCCGGCCAAAACTGGTCCTACCACAGGGATTCCAGCGATTGCAGGTGTCACTTGAACCGATCCAGCGTCAGCAATCATCATGCCATTTGATTTTCCTTGAGCACGTTTCTCTATACATTTAATTTGTTTCTCTGTGAGTTTTCCTCCTTCTCCTTGAGGATATACAGCAAATTGGGTATGAGCGACAGATTGTTTATGCATATAATTCTTCTTCAATCCACCTGCAAATGTAGGCTTTTGATCATCAACAATTGTGGTAACTAATTTTGGATCGTGTTGCTTGCTGGCAAAGGTCCATTCCTCTGCACCGTCAGCCCCCACGTTGCTCCTTATTTGAATACTGCTATATGGAGTGCTACTGAGTTTCGCTATATCTGGAATACCAGAGTCCTTACGTGCCAGCAGGTTTAACGTATAAAAATTACTGGCTACTAGCCCTATCCCAAGGACAAAGCTAGTAAAGCCATGAAATGATTTAATCAAAACGGTAGAGCTGGCCCTGTACTTGTAGGAAGTTTAGGGAGATCCTTTGGGATCGGCAAAGATTTCGTTACTTCATTGATTATCTTCTGCTTAATGGAGTCTTGATTTAACCAAACATAGGTCAAACCACCAGCACCAGAAAGGAAGGCAAGAAACGAAATAATCGAAATTAGATCAATGATTGTTCTTTTCATACAGGTTGAACTTCACAAGCTTCAGTTACTTCTGGTTCCTCTTCTGTTTTCAGAAGATTTTGAAGTGTAGCAATAGCAGCTTCTACACGATGAATATTAATTGTGGCTTCTTCAGCCTTATTCATCCATTCTTTTCTTTTCTCTTGAAATTCTTTGATTTGAGCTTCAATCTGATCGCTAGAAATAGTGCTAGACATGTTAAAAGATAATTTACTTCAACATACTAGCTGTTCCAGCCACTACTGGTTTTTATATAAACATCATCCACTTCTGTCCATGTAGTGTTACCAGTCTTTAAATAAATATTTGAAGCTTGTGACCAAGTAGACGCACCAGTTTTTACATAGAAAACATTTGTTGGATCAACTGGGGCTGCACCTGCGGATGCACAAATAACAGGTAAAGACCATTCGACTATGTCTAACGAATAGCTATTGACTGCTGCTTTTGCGTCAACGAAAACTGAAGGTAGACTCCAATCTATATAATCTAAACTTTCAACATTGGATTTACTCGGCAGTGCCATTTCTTACCTCCAAAGGTGCATAAGCCTCTTCAATGGCTTTATCCATTGTTGCTTTTCTTTCGTCTTCAATCCTTTCTTTTTCTAACTCTTCGTCTACAACTGCGTCTATCTCAGCTTGGGTTGAATTGTTAGGCATTTTTAATTTCTTGTCATAAGTATCACTTACTTTAACTGTGTAATACTTAAGACCTCTTGCAGCATCAGTTATAGAAAGAATTTCGTAAGTCATAGTTATGCTTGAGTAGCACTAAAGGTATCGTAAAAAGAATCACCATTTCCGGCACGATACGCTCCAAGTGTGATTTCTAAAACTCCTGATGAAGTAGGAGTACAGCTTGCAGAGATTTGTTGCCAAGTATCAGCCGCCGCAGTTATATATGCCGAAACGTCACTTGTAACCCCAATCAAACCATTCTTCTTTATATGAATACCAGGGAAAACATTTGTAGTTGATCGTCTCACATAAATGGAAACTGTTAGTTGGCTTCCTCCATTAACAGCAACTTTCCCAATTGAAAATTCTTGAGGTGTTGTACTCGTAGTACCTAAACTAGAACTCAATTCTTGCTTCCAAGCTGTACCGCTTCCTGGCTGAGTTGTAGATGTTTCAGCATAGACAGTATGGTTTTTATAAAAAGACCTTAGATCGCCTGATGTTTGATCATAATCGGAAGCCCAAACATAACCATTAGCAAGCCCGCCTGTACCTATTTCTGTGCCAGTCATATTCATTGCCAAATTATGTAGCTTCATATAAGAGTTAGCTTGAGGTCTTATTTCTTTTGCAACTTGCCCTCCTAAAACAACTACGGGCTGACTAGGGTTGGCGTTAGTATTCCAAATGCTATAACCACCTCCCGTTCCAAGCATTTTATCCGTATCAGTCAAAATAGTATGTTGTAAATTATTCATCGTTATCCCAGAAGCTAACTTCATAGCATAAGTACCACCCTCGATATAAACATTGTTCATAACAATATTTCCTCCAACATCTGTATGAACGACTAAAGAACCATCATTCGTACCACTATTAAGTGGGTGCATACATCCTCCGTGATAATTCTCTATTTCCATATCGTTTTTGGAAGTTATTCTTAAACCTTGTGATGACATACCTCTCATGTCAATTGTATGAAAATGTAAGAACTCAGGAACCCAATCATTTATATAAACTCCATAACCTCCCCCATTTTTCATGGCTCGACCTTTTAAAACAAAATCAGCTTTATTTGCTCCAGGTGCAATTCCTATTTGTTGAAGAGAAATACCTCTATTACTTTGCCCTCCGAATGAGAAATTCATCTTTAATTTATTAAATTTAGTACTATATAAATCCGCACCAGTGTAATCACAACAAATAAGATCAATATCTGTCATCTCAACATAATTTGACGTTCCAGTACTGTAATTTCCAGTGGTATAAACACCCGTATAAAATCTGACAGCACCTAATTTAGAGAATTGAATATAACTACAATGTTGCATCCAAATAAGTTCTTCCTTACCACATTTCATGTCAACAAAAGTACTCCCAGTTTGATTAGACATTGAACTGGTATCCCACCCTCCTGATACGACAATAGGGTTTCCACTCGTTCCACTTATGGAGGCAAAATTCAATATTCCATTATTAAATTGCGTTCCCCAACTTTCTCTAATTCCTCCGAATATTAAGGGCTGTCTAACATATATAGTCGCAGAATTACTATTTACAGAAGTGTAATAACCTACTCCTGAGTAATAAGTAAAAGGAGGTGTACCTCTGTTTTTATTGGTCTTTTCTAAAACAATTATATCGTTTCTTATATAACCAACTGAGTGCCAAAAAGGATCAGCAGTTGTATTTAATCCGACTAAAGAATTATAAGTTAGACAGTCATTAGACGAAGTACTTTTTGAAACAATTAAACTATTGATATTAAATACCATTTGACTGGTATGTGTATTCGTAACGTATATAGCGATTGAATTAATACTCGAACCTAGAGCGGCCCCTGTGTCCTCTGTGTTATGCCACCATAAATTACCACTGTAGCTTGTATTGTTATAGTTGAATTTTTGAACAGCTTCATCAACAATCGTATCTCCACTATTATCACTACATAAACAAACTTTTATATTGCCATTTACATTGGCATCAGCCGAGTCTTGATTGATGATTATAGAAATCTGTTGATAGGCAGAGAGATCTAGTGTCGAGTCAAGTTGAACATAAGCAACTTTCCCTGCACTGGTATTTGCATTGATCGTAAAACGATCAGAGATTGGAGGATATAAACAATCTGCACCGGCACTAGTCCAATTACTTGTAGGAATTGTCTCTTGTGCGTAAGTGCAATCACTTGTCGTAGTCCAAGTCGGTCTTACGTTGTTTGTATAGTCAACATCATTCCCACCCATCAACATCTTAGTGATGTTACTGGTGTTTAACTTGTAGCAACCTCCAGAAATAATGCTGTAATCAGCCCCCGATATACTTCCTTGGCTTGTAGAGGCAGCAACATAGCCATCTAATTTAAAATAATTATCATCTACTTTCGTACATTGCCAGATCCCATTAATTCTATGAGTAGATAAAGCAGTTTCATTCTGAATAAAAATGAAATCACCTGTTGCTATCCTGTGACTCCAAGCGTAAAAAACGCTTTCACCTGCTGTTGTACTCCATGATTGGACACTATTAATATCTTTCATGTAGTACGAACCATCAACCCACTTATCGCTAACAACACCCGTACCTAGAGATGTAGGATCTGGGCTTTTCTTGATTCTTACCTCATCACCTGCTGCAAGATTACTTAGGATTGTTGAATTGGTGCTCTTAGTTCCCAATGCACGATTGGCAAAACTGGAGCCTGTTCCATTTCCTGCTTCGCCTTCGGGATCAACGTAGAAAACAGCCATAAAAAATCAGTATTTTACCCAAAGATCTCCGACTGCACCATCGGAATTTCCTGGGGCGTTTGTAGAAGCATGAATCTTTCTGACTCCTGCTGTAGCAACTGCTGTAGAGGTAACAGTCGAAACTGTCCCAAGCGTAGTGATATTAGACGACCCAGCCCATGTGCTAACTGCTGTATTTTCTACATTATTTAGCGATAAATCTGTCTTAACTTCTGCTGCACTACGACCCTCTAATCCATTCGCTGTGAACTTTGCATAATCATCATCTGCTGCATCAGCATCATCCATTTGAACAAGCTTGTCGTCAGCTATTCCCACATCAGCATTAACCGTAACCGTTCCAGATGTTCCGCCGCCTGTTAGGCCAACACCTGCTGTAACACCTTCAATGTCTCCTGAACCTCCACCTCCACCTCCAATTTCTTTAATGGTGCTGCTATCTCTTATGTAAAGCTTCTGCGCTGAGGTGTCAATTGCAACCTCACCATCAACGATATCGCTGGTGGTGGGGGTACTTGTTCCTCTTTTTAGCTTAATAACATTTGCCATAAATCAGAAAGTGCCTCCATCTAATTCAAACCCTGAAACAGATCCGTTTTCAAGGAAAGTAACAAGATCAGACAAAGCAACTTGAACCATTGTCCCTGCATCATTAATCACCATCCGATCAGCAGTCGCCAAGGTTGTTGAAGTAGCTGACGTTCCACCATCACAGCAGGTATTTAATTCGGTGGTTGTTACGGTTGCACCGTCAAGGATTTCTATTTCCGTTGAGGTGAGTGCTGCTAATGCTGCTGCACCACCTGTTTGACAAGAAGATAGAGCAGTTAGATCAGCATCGGAAGCTTGTTTTGCGTCTAACTGAGTCTGAAGAGCAGAAGTAACTCCATCTACATAATTCAATTCAGTTGTGGTAGCTGTTACACCATCGAGGAGATTCAACTCAGAAGTTGTAACCGTTGCCCCATCAAGAATTTCGATCTCTGTTGAGGTTAAAGCAGCTAAAGCAGCAGCTCCACCTGTTTGACAGCTTGATAATGCTGTTAAATCTGCGTCTGATGCTTGCTTAGCATCTAATTGAGTTTGAACATTAGACGTAACCCCATCCACATAGTTCAGCTCAGTCGTAGTGGCTGTTACACCATCAAGAAGATTCAACTCAGATGTTGTAACTGTTGCTCCATCGAGTATTCCTACCTCTGTCGAAGTTAGTAATGCTAAAGCTGAAGCAGCTCCAGTTTGACAACTTGAAAGAGCATCAAGATCAGCGTCATATGCCTGAACGTTTGATCCGATGGCGACTCCGAGGGCACTGCGAGCAGCACTAGCCGAAGTTGCTCCTGTTCCACCATCTCCTACAGCAAGCGTTCCAGTGATTGAACTAGCAGATAAATCAACACATGCTTCTGTTGACTCAATAACCAAGCCACCATTTGCTTTTAAATCAAGGCTTAACTCATTCCCAGACTTATCAAGGCCATTCCCAGCAGTTATGTTTGACTGACCTGAAAACTGAGTAAAGGCAAGGTTATTTGTTCCTACAACCGCACTTCCTTTATTGGAACTACAAACAAAACCGACATCTGAATAAGTTGAACCTTGCTCTACAAATGTAAAAGCACCAGCAGCATCAGCCCCAGTAGCAAGGTCATCTGTTCTCGTCCAACTTCCACCATCGACAACCTTATACAGGCCATTTTGACTGGCTGTACTCTGATCTTTGACCAGCACTCGATCATTAGCTGCTAAAGAAACACCATCTACAGTTTGCGTATTTGCAAGAGTGATATTTGCTGTCGTTGCAACTTTTACTGAATCCTTAACGTCAAGCCCTTCGCTAGTGGAATCTACGTATCCTTTTGTCGCAAAATTAGCATCGGAGACTGGGGTCACACCTGAAATAACAGATGTAGCTGCTGCCATCTGATCTAATCGACTTGTTCTTACCTGTGTATCAAAATCACTAACTTTTGATGCCGTTAGCGTTGGAATATCAGCGACTACAAGTGACCTAAATGTTGGAGCTGCATCACTTCCTGTCGTTGGACCACTAAGAATTGTATTTGCTGTTCTTGTATCAGTCTTATTCCAGAAAGCTCCCGAACCACCTACAGCGATAATTGAACTTGCTTCACCTGATCCATTATCTCCATAGCCGTAATACAGTTTTAAATCACCTGTATTTTCATTAAAAGCTAATTCTGAAGGAGCTAATGAGGATGGAGCACCAGTTGATCCCGATGACGCTCTTTTCTTAATTCTGATTGTGTTAGCCATGATTAAAAGGAGCCTCCAAAGACCAGTGTGCTAGTTGTCCAAGTTGCGTCAGCCTTGTATTGACCAGACGAAGAGTCGTAATAAATAACGCTTTTATCTACTTTAGCTGAATCACTAACATTTATGCCACCAGCAGGACCAGTGGCTCCTGTCGCTCCTTGTGGTCCTTGAGTCGCTATCGTAACTGTTGTAGTGTCACCTTCTTGAACGGTAACTGTGTTTTCATTGGTCGTTACGTTGACTGATGTCATGCCGTGTATCCCTCACTGACTGTCATTTTGCCTTCTAAATAATACTCTTTCAAGCCACTTCCGTTTGTTAATAGGACATCATAATAAGCGAGATCAGGCAATAAAGTTGTTTGATCATCTGTTAAAGCAACAGTTATTGTTCCAGTAGATCTATTTGTATAAGTGACAGCAAAATCTGCATATTTAGCACTACGCTTGAGATCCCAAACTTGTGCAGCGACACTCCATCCAGTTAAATTAATTGCCGAGCCACCACTATCTTTAAACTGTAGTTGAACAGAATAATCAGCCCTTCTCTGAAGAGTGATGTCATAAGTGCCAGGAGAGACTGCCATGATTAGATGTTACCAAGTAGCAAGTGCCGCACGTTTCCAAGTATTCGTGGCAGTACATACATAAATATAACTTGCATCCCAAGAAACTTGACCTGCTGTTCCCGAAGCTGTTGCAGAAGCAGGAGTTGATGTCGGGATTACAGGGG